GGCAAGATATTAAAGGAATGGTGGAAAGATGTGCCTAAAGATACGTTTATCGCAGTGAAGGGCGCTATTCGTCAAGGTTATGTTGATGGGCAGACAACCGGGCAGATTATTAGGGCAATTCGTGGCACTAGAACGTCAAAAGGCATTATGGACAAGTCCAAGCGCAATATTGAGGCTGTAGTGCGTACCTCATTGGCTCATACTGCAAACACGGCAAGAAATGTTGTTTACCGACGCAATAAGGTGCTTATTAAGCGAGTGGAGTGGGTTGCAACGTTAGACAGCCGCACATCCGCTATATGTCGAGCAAGGGATGGCAAGACCTATCCAGTTGACAGCGGCCCAAGGCCACCAGCTCATGCAAACTGTCGATCCACAACCGTGCCAGTGCTTAAATCGTTGCGTGAGTTAGGCATAAAGGTGGATGAGGCCAAAGTGGCAGAAACAAGAGCATCGATGGATGGGCAAGTCCCTGCCGAAATGAATTATGACCAGTGGCTAAGAAAACAGCCTGTGTCGTTCCAGAATGAAGTGCTTGGCATAAAGAAAGGCCAGCTTTTCAGAGCGGGTTTAAAAATGGATCGTTTTGTAGACAGACAAGGAAGCGAACTAAATTTAAGCCAATTAAAAGAGCGTGAAAGCGCAGCGTGGGCCAAGTCTGGTCTTTAAAAAGGAACTATCATGTCGATAAAATATGAATTGGAAAGCTTAGATGGTGTCGATGAAAATATCGCATCACTATATACCGAAAAAGATGGTCGCTTCGTTCTGCCTGTTGAGGGCGTTGTGCGCAAGTCCGATCTTGACGATCTAAACCAGAAGCTTGTGGATTCTAATGAGGAAGCAATGCGTCGGCGTAAATCTGTAGAGCGCCTTCGCGCTGAGTTAGAGGCGGCGCAACAGACGCCAGAGCCAGAGCCTCAAAGCAACAACGAAGAAATCATATCGCAAATTAAAGCGCAGTATGAACAACAGTTAAATAATGAGCGATCACAGCGCAAAGATTTAGTGAAACGCAATGCGATGGCAGAGCTTAAATCACAGCTGGCTAGTAAAAATATTATTGCTGACGGATTGGAGCCGTTGGCGCTTATGGCAAAAGATCGCATTGGGTTTGACGAAAACGGAAACATCCGTATAATGTCATTAGATAGTTCTAAGCCCCTCGCTGGTTCGGGGTCGGACGGATACGCTACAATAAGCGATCTCGCCCAAGAATTGGCAGCGTCAGGAACGGGTCAGTTATTTGTAAAGGATAGCGGCGTTTCGGGTGGAGGAAAACCACCAGCGAGTTCTAGCAATAATGCTGGAAGTAACGTCGTGACGCGAGAGCAATTTAATAAAATGTCTCACACGGAACGGCATCGTTTTGTAACAAACGGCGGCAAGTTTTCTGGCTGACCGTCCCAATAAAAGGATTTAGGGAATGGCTAATACCCTCACAAATCTGGCGGCAGACATCTATCGTGCCGCTGACATCGTAGGTCGAGAACTTGTCGGCTTCATACCATCTTCAACGGTAAACGCATCTGATGAGCGTGTTGCTGTTGGTCAAAACGTTCGTTCGTTTTCGACACCTACTGCAACCGCAGTGACCATTGCTCCTTCCATGACTATCCCGGAAGGAACAGACCAAGCACTAACAAACAAAACACTGACGCTTACTAAGCAACGCGGTGTTCAAATTCCTTACACTGGTGAGGATGTTCGTTTCTTGGACGGTGGTGCTGGATACGAAACAGTTTATGGCGCTCAAGTACAGCAAGCCATGCGAACACTAACAAACGAGATCGAAACAGATCTTGCAACAGAGGCATATCAAAACGCTTCTCGCGCTGTTGGTACGGCTGGCACGACACCATTTGCATCAAACTTTGATTTGGTCGCAGAAGGCCGTCAGATCCTAGCTGACAACGGTATGCCAACTAACGACGGTCGTATGTCTTTGGTTATGAATACCGCAGCTGGCACGAACCTTCGTAACTTGGCAACATTGCAGTCCGCAGACAGCGCTGGCAATGACCAACTCCTACGTCGTGGCACTTTGCTAGACTTGCAAGGCGTTATGATTAAAGAGAGCGCACAAGTGCAAGCACACACTAAAGGAACAGGCGCATCAAAATTGCTTAATGATGCATCCTCCGCTATTGGCGATACAACTATCGCTGCTGACGGTGGCTCTGGTACTATCCTTGCTGGTGACGTTGTGACCTTCGCTGGTGACACAAACAACTACATGGTCAACACTGCGCTGGCTGCTGGTTCGTTCACTATCGGTGATAACGGTTTGCGTGTTGCATTGGCTGACAACGCTGCAATTACAGTTGGTAACAACTATGCGGCAAACATTATGATGCACCAAGCAGCGCTTGAGCTAGTAATGCGCGCACCAGCTAAACCGCAAGGTGGCGATGCAGCTGATGACGTTCTGATCGTACAAGACCCAGTGTCTGGTCTAGTATTCGAAGTGTCAGTATATAAAGGCTTCAACAAAGCGATGATCCAAGTGGGGTGTGTTTGGGGTTACCAAGCATGGAACACTGACGGCATCGCGGTCGTTATGGGCTAACAAGGTGGGGAGCTTCGGCTCCCTTCCATTCATCTGGAGGTTTGTAATGCCTAGAGCATATTTAAAGAAAAAAGGCTTAGTCGTTAAGAAAAAGGCTAAGAAAGCCAAGAAGAAGAAAAAGTAATGGCTAAAGACCCACGCATGAAAAAGCTTGGCGTTTCTGGGTATAACAAACCAAAGCGAACTCCGGGCCATCCTAAAAAGTCTCATGTTGTATTGGCTAAGTCAGGGTCTACCGTCAAAACAATTCGCTTTGGACAACAAGGCGTTCGCGGTGCAGGGAAAAACCCAAAGAGTGCCGCACAGAAAGCTAGACGCAAGTCGTTCTTGGCGCGTCACAGAAAGAACATAGACCGTGGGAAGCTAAGTGCAGCCTATTGGTCGGCAAAGGTTAAGTGGTGATGGCATGGCAAAATTAAGTGCAGCGCAAAAGCGCAGAGCCAAAGCGTTAAGCAAAAAGCGTGGTATTAAATACCCGAATGCTTGGGCTAATTTGCAAGTTGCAAGTGGCCGTCGCAAAAAGAAAAAGAAGGGTTGATCTATGGCACTAGATACTACTGTCGGCGGTACATCGACGAACAGCTATATAACCCTTGCAGAATGGCAAGCATATTGGTCTGAGAGAAATATTGATGTTTCTCAGCATGGTCACGATGATGCGCATGAAGCAAATCTTGTACAAGCGGCTGACTTTATAAACCGCAATTACGAATTTGTTGGTGAGCAACAGTACCGCTATCAGGCAATGAAGTGGCCTAGATTGACAGGCATTATGCTTGTTAACGATTGGCCTATCGATCCAGACACTATTCCCCAAGGGATAAAAGATGCCCAATCGGAAATGGCGTATCTTATACACGAAGGAGCGAAGCCATTTGCGACTGTCGAAGGCGGCGCAAAGGTACGCGAGAAAAGCAAAGCTGGACCTGTCGAGACAGAGGTGGAATATACAAACTTTAGGGAAACGCCACGCTTTGTCGCTGTTGAGGGTCTTCTGTCGCCGTACACTGGCTATGGCGGCTCTCAGATTAAGGTTATGCGTGGATGAGTACGTCAGTCACAGCTATTGCGGATGCAGCGTTTGACGCCGTTACTGTGGCGATCACAGACGTTATATTTGACGCGACTGTGCAGTATGAAACGCAGGGCGCATATGACCCTGCAACAGGTACTTATACAACAACAACGACAACGCTCACTGGTCGTGCTTTGTTCGACACTAACACGCCACAAAGGGATATATTCCCTGACGAAATCATTGGATCTAATAGGCAGTTGGTTCTGTTTGAGGGATTTACTGAGACAATCAAGGAAACTTATAGGTTAACGATTTCTGGCGTTGTCTATGAAATAAAGGCCGCACAAAAAATAGTTGGCTCTGTCTCGGTGCAATATGCAGTGGTGCTAAAGAAATGAGCGCTAGAGAATTTACATTGCAGTTAAACAAGGAAATCCTAGAAACGGATGAAAAGATAGATATTGCTGTGCGAAAAATTGGCATAGACGCTTTAAAGAATGTTGTTAAGAAATCGCCAGTTGATACTGGAAGGTTTAGAGGAAACTGGCAAACAACTATTGGAACACCGACATCACTTACCGTGCAATCCGTCGATAAAAGTGGCACTGCGACTATAAATTCTGGCGTTCGTAAGGTAACAAAATTTGACTATAAAAAGAACAAAGTAATATTCATTCAGAATAATTTGCCTTATGCAAATCGATTGGAAAATGGATGGTCGAGACAAGCGCCCAAAGGCATGGTGTCTCAGACTATTCAGCTTCTTAATGCGCGATATAAGGAAATTTTGATATGAGCTATGCGTTAGAGCGAAAGGCCATAGAGACTTATATTCAGACGCAATGGGGAACCACCACACCTATTGGCTTTGATGGGCATGATTTTGAGCCGACGATAAATAGCATCCGCGTTAGCATTTTGAATAACGAAGTTTTGCAGGGATCTATTGGCGCAGTTAATAATAGAATTGAGTATCTGGGACAGGTTGCGGTTCAGATATTTACCGAGAGTGGAAAAGGCTCGGACACATGGCGTGGATACGCAGAAAGCCTAGATGGGTTCTTCTTTGAGAAAAGGCTAACCAATGCTGGCGCATCAGCAGCGACAAACGAGTTTATTAGGTTCTCACCAGAGCAACAGCACCCATATATTTCTGGATTAGTTTCTGATATACCTTTTAACATTGCAACATTCGTAGCACCTTTTGTGCGATACGAATATAAATAGGAGGCCACAATATGACTGGCATTGCATCAAATCAGCTTAGATCAGCTTTCGTGGCTGAAACAACAGCTGGAACAACCCCAACTTCACCGGGTTTTACAAATAGTGACGTTTATATAAACATGAATGCTACGCCGACGATTGTTGAGCATCGATCACTTGCAGCTAAAGGCGAGTCCGTTGAGACAGCTATTGCTGGCATCGATGTGACAGGTGATATGTCCGGCCCTTTAATTTATGGAGCCTATGACGATTTCTTTGAGAGTCTTTTGCAAGGCACTTGGTCATCAGACGTTTTAAAGAGTGGCAAAGACACACAAACGCTAACAGTTGAAAATGCCATTGCATCTGGCGCTGGCGGTACAAACACTATGGCACGTTATGAAGGCGTTGAGGCGTCTGGTGGATCAATAACGCTGACATCTAACGCTGATGCTACGTTTGCGTTTGATTTGCTTGGCATGAGTTCATCCGACGCAGTAACAAGCGCTCTTGGTTCATCGACTTATACAGATCAAACAGAGCGCACGCCGCTTTCGTGCGGCATCGATGTAGGAACGATTGCTTTTGCTGGTTACACTCTCGACGCATTTGAGAGCGCGACTATTAATTTTAATTACGAAGGTCGTGAAGCGCAAAACAAACTAGGCTCAAGCTTTTCTAAAAATGGCATAACAAAGGGCGCGTTGCTGCCTGAGATTACAGCTCGTGTTTATGTAGATACAAACTTTGCTGCGCTCTACAATGCGGCACGAGACAGTGATCACAGTTTGTTTAGCGTTACATTCCCTATCGGTTCAGTCTCAGGCAAGAAATACACTTTGGTATTCCCAAAATGTAAATTCATTTCTTCGAACTTGGACTTTAGCGCTGAAAACGCAATGCAAGAAGTTAGCATTCGTGCAATGTACGATGAGGCTACTGAAGACGCATCAGTGAAGCTAACAAGAGCAGTTTCATGATTGTTAAACGTAAATTTACTGCGACTATCGACGGCGAGGACAAAGTGTTTCGCGTTGGTGATAAAGTAGACGCAAAGACTGCAAAGGAACTAGGCTTGACCGACAAGCCAGAACTTGCACAGTCAACATCGAGCAAAAAAACCGAAGAATAAGCGCTTATACCGTGGGGCGGGTTGTCGGTATTCCTGCCCCACAACAAAACCGACGGAGTAAACAAATGCTTAACTTAAACAAGCCATCAATGGCAGACCAAACATTTAGGCGACAATTTTCGTCTGAGTTGGATTTCTTATCGGGAGAAACATCTTTTATCGAAGTCAGATGCAAAGCTGGCGGCTGGATGAACCCAGCGCTGTTAAAATTGCGTGAGGAAGTTGAACTTCATAGCAATATTAAAAGAATGCAGATTGCAGAAGAATTAGACGATAAAGAGAAATTTACCCGATTATCGACAGAGCTTAATAAAGATATTGGCAAAATGCAATTTGATGCCATTTATGACGGATGCGTTGTTGAGTGGAAAACCAATATAATCAACGACGGCAAGCCTATGATTTGCGATAAAGAGCATTTTATGGCTTTGGCTGACGTGCGGTCAGAAGAAATAGCGGAGTATTTTGTAGACTTTGCCCAATACATTGATGACTTAGCGAATTTTATAAACAAGGCTGATGAGGAAACGGAAAAAAACTAATTAGCGCACTTTCGTGGTCATATAAGTATTCGCAAAGAGATGAGCAATATTTGATCGCAAAGGGTGCGCTAGACATCACAGAAAAGCCTATTCCCAGTAATATGCTGGCATGGGCTGCGTTCCTTTCGCTTCGAACATCGCGACAGGTTGGTTTTGATGGAGTTTCGCCTATCCCTTTCAGCGAGATTATGGCATACTGCGCCCATGCTGGTATTGATACACCGTCAGATCGGCAACGCTTGGCAAGGTTTGTGATGGCCTTAGATAGATCGGAGCGCGAAGAACATGGCAACACTAAGACTAGGAATTGACGCTACAAAAGCAAAAGCTGGCGCAGACCAGTTTACGCAAGCGACAAATAAAGTTGAGAAAGGTGCAAATCGTGCTGCTTCTGCAACGGATAAACTTGGATCAGCCAGCGCAAAGGGCGGCAAGGATTTAAAACGCACTGGCTTTTTGGTCAACCAAGCATCAAACCAAATTGGTGACCTTGCGGTTCAAGTTTCGATGGGAACAAACGTGTTCCGCGCATTAGGTCAACAGATTCCACAGTTAGCAGGGTCTTTTGCTATATTAGGCGGTGCGATGGGTATTGTGCTGCCTATTCTTGGCGTCGTTGCGGCGATTGGTTTCCCAATTATTGCGATGTTTACGCAAATGGGCGGTAAGAGCCAAACGTTATCTGAGAAAATGGACAAATTATCCGATAGCGTTGAAGACTTTAGAGATCGTGTAAAAGAAGCAAAAGTACCTGTTGAGGAGCTACAAAAAGAATTTGGGCAATTTGCGCGCCAAATACGTGAAACAAGAATAGAATTAAGCATATTGAAAATCGCGGAAAAAACGGACGAAATGAATTTAGCGCTAAAAGAAATGGCGGCGGTTGCTGATTTCAAATTGCTTGGAAGAAATTATAAACAAATGCTATTAATATTGGCGGGAGGCATTCCGGGTTTAAGCATTCTTGGAGATGAATTTTCCTCCGTTGCTGGTCAAATGGCGGATTCATTCGCTATATCAAAAGAAGAAGCGGCAGAATTAGCTTTAGCTTTGATAAAGCTTGGTGATCCAAAAGTAAAAAATAATCCGGTGAAAGCCGCAGCTGCTTTTGATGAGCTTGGCAAAGTGTTTCTTAGGTTAAACCCTCTGACTGATGATGGTACTAAAAAGATGCTTAAGCTTTTCGAAGCAATGGCTAAAGGCGAAGAACAAGCCTCTGCGCTGGCTATTGAATTTGAAAGATTAAACAAGCTGCAAGAAAAAGAAGAAGAAAGACGCACAACTACAAGAGGTCAAAGAGGATCGGGCCGTCCTATGAGTTCGGGCCGGACTATGATTGACGATCTCAGTATTGAAAAAGATAAAGGGGCATCAGGAATTAATTCTGAACTTAAAGCGTTGGAAAACTTCGCCAAGAAATTCAAGCCAGTAATAACGCTGTCCCAAGAATACAAAAACAACCTCGACAAGCTTAACGAGGCAAGGCGGCGCGGGGCGATTACCGAGCAAGAACATGCGCAAGCTGTCGCTGTTGCAACGCAGCAATTCCAAATAGGAACTGGCGCTCTGATCGATTACGATTTAGTCGCGAATACATTTGCGTCATCTTTAAGTAACAATCTCATGTCTGTTGTTGACGGCACTAAGTCCGTAAAGGATGCGTTTAGGTCTTTGGCTGTTGACGTTATTAAACAATTGTATCGTGTGTTAGTGGTACAACAGCTAGTAAATGCGGCTTTAGGCATCTTTGGCTATCAACCCGCAGTTGGCGGTGGATACACTAAAATCCCTGCAATAACTGGAACTGGTGCTTATGGAGGTCCTGTTACATCGGGTGAAGGAATGGTGGTTGGAGAGAGAGGCCCAGAAGTATTTTACCCAAAATCAAATGGAACAATTGTTCCAAACAATAATTCTGGTGATGTGACAGTTATCCAAAATAACACGTTTGGCTCAGGCGTTAGCCACGCAGAAATCAATGCCTTGATGCCGAAGATGGTCGAGGCTACCAAGGCCGCTGTTGTTGACGCCAAGTTGCGTGGCGGTTCATACGGAAGGTCTTTTGCATAATGGCTATTAGTTATCCAATTTCTATGCCAACTCACACTGGTATTTCACAAGTTGAGTTTCGCACCACAAATGCTGTTGCTTATTCAAGGAGCCCATTTACTTTTGCGGGTCAAGCACATGAGTATGCTGGCAAAATGTGGCAAGCGGATATCGTATTACCTCCAATGAATAGGCCAGACGCTGAACAATGGGTGGCGTGGCTCGTTTCACTAAAGGGCCAGTTAGGTACGTTTTTCTTGGGAGACCCAACTGCTGAATTGCCAATGGGATCAGCCCGAAACGCAGACACTATTTTAGTAAGTGGGTCTGTTTCTTCTGGCAGCACAATTAATATAAAAAGCGCACCAGCGAGTCAGTCCGACTATTTAAAAGCTGGTGATTTTATGCAAATTGGGTCAGGTACTTCAAGGCAGTTATTTAAGGTTCTTTTGAATGCAAGCACAGACGGCACAGGAGCCGCAACGGTTGAGGTTTGGCCTAATGTTCGCACAAGCATCGCAAATAATGCTGCTGTGACGGTAGAAGCCACAGCGGGTATATTTAGATTATCGTCAAATGAACAATCATGGAGCGTGAACAATTCGTCTATTTACGGTATTAGCTTCAGCGCGATGGAGTCGATATGAGTCGATCAGTCCCAACGGCACTTCTGACGGCATTAAGTCAGCCAGAGGTAAAACCCTACTATGCGTTCGATCTCGACTTTGATTCCGCTCCGTTGCGTTTTTGGACAGGTTACGGTGACTTAACGATTGCCTCGCAGACATACCTTGGAACAGGAAATCTTCTGAGCATAAGCGGATTGGAAGAAGCCAACGATCTTTCAGCCAAAAACATCACCTTACAATTAACTGGGGTTCCACCTTCTTTGGTTTCTCTCGCGTTGCAAGAGCCGTATCAGCGGCGCGTCTGTAAGGTTTATTTTGGCACTAGGGATACCAGTACGCCAATAGAGGTATTCAGCGGCTTAATGAACACAATGACCATCGAGGACAGCGGTGACTCAAGTGTGATTTCTTTGACCGTTGAGAGCAAACTTGTACGCTTGGACAAAGCTGTTAATTGGCGGTATACAGATGCCAACCATCAATCACGTTACGCTAATGACACATTTTTCTCTTATGTAACGGACTTACAAGATAAGGATGTCGTATGGGGCCGCGAGAAAGCCTAAATGCTTATTTGAAGTCAGTTCGAGCGGAGCCGTTCGTCTGGGGAAGTCACGATTGCCTAACCTTTACCAATGATGCGTTTATTGCCATGTATGGAAACGGCTGGGCTGACGATTGGCTGGGTCGATATATGGACGGTGACCGTGTTTTGGGTAGGCGCGAATTAAAGATGGAATTTAAACACAGTGATTTCCATAAGGCAGTCGATGCTCGTTTGAAGCGTATAGATCATGTCCCGCCATTGGGAGCGCTTGTTACGACAAAGAATGCTCGTAGATGGGTCACTGGTGTTGCAATGGGTGTTTGCGTCGGTACTAAGGCGGCTTTTCTCGACACGGTTGGTATGATATATTTACCGTTAGACGATATTGACGCAAGTTGGGTTACAGCATGAAGAACAATACGCCATTCAATGTATTGCGTAACCCTAACTCTTGGGACAATGTTCCGAGAGACCCACTGACGGTTGGCGCGTTAATTCTAACAGGTTCAACCGCAACAGCCGCTGCGATTGCTACATTCGGGTCTCTTTTCGTCTATGGGGTTGGCTTTTTAGCAACAACCGCCATCACTTCATGGGCGATGTCTGCACTCGCACCAAAACCTGATTTCGGCTCTTTGGGTTCGGCGGGTACGCTTGTTAATACTCGCGAAGCTGCTGCACCCGCACAATTTATTTACGGCGAAGTGCGAAAAGGTGGTGTGGTTTCGTTCTATGAAAGCACTGGCGAAAAGAACAAGTTTTTACATCAGGTTATCGTCCTAGCTGCCCACGAAGTGCATTCCATTGATGATATTTATATCAATGATCAAGTCGCATTATGGAATGAAACTACAGGCCTTATTACAACGGCTGGCGGCGGCGATGATGAAGTTGATTACAAGAGCAAGATTAGAATTAGGAAATACTTAGGAGATCAAACAACAGCCGACAGTGAATTGGTGGCTGAAACGTCTGTAGATAGTAATTTCATTGGTAATAATATTGCGTATCTATATGTGAGATATGAATATGATCACAATGTGTTTCCTAACGGCGTACCATTAATTACTGTTAAGATTAAGGGCAAGAAGGTATTTGACCCGCGCACAAGCGCCACGGCCTACAGTAACAACGCTGCACTGTGTATTAGAGATTACGTCACTAGTTCCTACGGTCTTAACGACAGTGCAATCGATAATGTTAGCTTTGCGGCTGCTGCCAACGAATGTGATGAGCTAGTAACGCTTGCGGCTGGTGGCACGGAAAAGCGTTATACTCTGAACGGCGTATTGCAATCATCATCGAGTACTGGAAATGTACTTGGCGAGATGGTGACTGCTTGCGCTGGTACGCTGTTCTGGGGTTCTGGATACTGGAAGCTGAAAGCTGGCGCTTATAGTACGCCTGTCAAAACACTGACATTAGACGATCTGCGTGGTCCTATTAACCTAGAAACCCGCATATCGATGCGGGATAACTTTAATTCCGTTCGCGGGACTTTTAACGACGCTGAACAAGATTATATCACAGCAGATTATCCAGAGATCGTAAGCGCTGCGTTTAAGGCAGAAGATGGCGGCGAAGAAGTGACGCTCGATCTACCGCTGCCCTTTACTACATCTGCCGCAACTGCACAAAGGCTTGCTAAACTGACTTTGTTCCGTGGTCGTGAGCAAATGACGATTAATGCAGACTTTGGGCTAGAAGCGTTTAGCGTTGAAGTTGGAGATATAATTGAGTTCGACAATGATCGATATGGGTTTGATGGCAAAGAGTTCGAAGTTGTAGGATGGCGTTTTGCGGCAGACCAAGAAGCTGGCGATCTGCGTATAAACCTAACACTACGCGAAACATCTGCTGCTGCATTCGATTGGAACGCAAGCGAAGTCGCTATAACGTCGAACAACACGACGCTCCCAGCGTTCACATCGGTCGATGCACCAACAAATTTAGTACTTACTGCGACAGCTTCGATCAATAGCGATGGCGCAACAATCCCTGCGATTAGAGCAACATGGGATGTATCGCCCAACGCATTCGTCCAATATTATGAGATACAATACAAGCGTTTAGGCGGCGAGGAAGATTATGGGTCTATCGCTGTTTCCTATGACGATTCGGAGAACTGGGGTAGTATTACGGTTTCTGCTACTGAAACAGAAGATTATGGCCTCACAAACGAACCTATTTTAACGCCTGATCTAGAGTTTTCGTCTGTCTTTGGTTCGTCGAATAGCTTCACCATTGAACCTGTTTTAAACGGATATGATTATCAAGTGCGAGTGCGTGCTGTTTCAGCTATAGGGGTTGTTTCGGCATTCGTGACTGCTGCGCTTGCGTCAGAGGGTGATACGACGCCACCTAACGAGCCGTTGGGCCTGTCGGCTGTTGGCGGTTCAAAGTATATCAGCATCTCCTGGATAAACCCCGGCGATCAGGATTTGAGCTACATTGAGGTTTGGGAGAATATAACTAACAATCGCAACACTGCTACACTGGTCGGCACATCTTCCAGCACTAACTTTGTTAGAACAAATCTGGGCAACAATCTGACTCGATATTACTGGGTTCGCGCAGTCGATCACTCAGTTAATAAATCAGACTATACAGATAGCGTGAATGCCACAACGTTGTTGATCACGCCTAACGATTTTAATGATGCTGTAAACGATTTGTTCACTGAGGCGGGTGCATTTGGTATTGAACCTGTTTCAACGTTGCCAACATCTGGTGACTTTGATGGTCAGCTTGTTTTGCTGCTGCCCGACATTACTATTTACCGTTGGGACGATGCAAATTCTGAGTGGTCTACAGAGGTATTTACAGCCTCATCGGTTGAAGCTGGCTCTCTAACCTATGCATCGTTCGCGGCGGGTATTGAGCCAGTGGGTGTTGTTAGCAGCTTGCCTACGGTTTCGGGTTACACTGGGCCGCAAGTTGTAGTGCTAACTACAGATGGAAAATTGTATAGGCTTGTTAGCGGGACTTGGACTGCCGCTGTTAATACTGACGACATCTCAGGAACAATCGGAGAAAACCTATTTAGCGACGATCTGCGTCCTGTTCAGCGTGTTTCATCGTTGCCGACAACGGGGCTGGTACAGGGGCAAATTGCCTTACTGACAACAGATAACAAAATTTATCGCTACAACGGTAACGCATGGATTTCCACAGTCCCCGCGACTGACTTAACTGGACAGGTCAACAGCACACAAATAGCTGACACTGCAATCACCGCAACAAAGATTGGTGCTGATGCTGTTACAAGCGCGAAAATAGCTAATAATGCTGTGACCGCTGATATCATTGCAGCGGGAGCTGTTACAGGCACGAAGATTTCGTCGAACTCCATTACGTCGGCTAAAATCTCTGCGAACGCTATCACGTCAGCAAAAATTGCAGCTGGTGCTGTGACCGCTGATTCCATTACGTCTAACGCGATCACAACCGCTAAAATTGCGGCTGGAGCCATTACCGCATCAGAAATTTCTACTGGTGCTATTACAGCAGGAAAAATATCAGCAAACGCCGTGAGCGCATCAAACATTGCTGCGAACGCCATTACGTCAGGCAAAATAGCAGCGAACACCATTACAGCGGCAGACATTGCGGCAAATGCGATTACAACATCAGAACTTTCGGCGGGTGCTGTTTCTGCTGATAAGATTGCAGCAAACGCTGTGAATGCTAGTAAAATTGCAGCAAATGCGATTACAGCGGGTAAGGTTGCAGCAAATGCGATTACCGCTGGCGCTATTGCAGCTGATGCAGTGACGGCTGGTACAATCGCTGCTGGCGCTATTAGCGCAAGCCAGATTGCGGCTAACGCAATTGTATCAGATAAAATATTCTCAAACGCAGTGACATCGGTAAAGATTGCAACAAACGCGATTACAGCAAACAAAATTGCAGCTTCAAGCATTATAACAAGCAAAATTGCAACTGGTGCTGTAACGGCAAATAAAATCAGCGTCAGCGAATTATCAGCAATATCTGCCAGCCTTGGGACAATCTTAGTCGATACAGCTAATATTGCAGACGGCGCTATTGAGACTGCCAAGATCGGCAATCTGCAGGTCGATACAATAAAGATTAAAGACCAAGCGGTCAGCAACACTGCGTTTGATGAATCCACAACATCAGGGTCTTGGGTTGGTTACCGGACAGTTTCGGATTTAAATTTATCAACAGAGGGCGGCAACAAAGTCATTGTACAGGTTTCTACCAGTGCAAATATTGGGTCACCCGGTGCCGGCCAGAATTGTGTACTTACTATGCAGTTGCTCAGAAACAATGTTGTTGTAGCAACATACGGACGAGTATTTGATGGCCCAACAACAGGGACCAAAATGGGGCCGTCTGCGGTATTTATTGACACAAGCGGCAGCGGAACGACAAACTACAAAACAAAATTAGATAGAGAGGGCGATGGGACACTTAGCTTTACCAGTGTTATTGCGGCTACGGAGTTGAAAAAATGACGTATGAGTATTCACGCTACGATCTGGGAACTGGTCGGTTCGTTGGGCGCGGTAGCAACTCAGATCAAGACAATGTAACCGTTAAAGAGGGCGAGGGCATCATAGAAGGTTTTTATGATCCAAGCGTTCAAATGGTTAGTGATGGGAGTGTGGTCAATATCCCAGACGCTGTTATTACGGATGAAGAAACAGACTTGGCGTGGCAAAGTTTGAGATCATCGCGTTCTGAACTCTTGAAGGCAACTGATTGGACACAGGTCGCTGATGCACCTGTTAATTCATCTGATTGGGCTGTTTATCGTCAAGCATTACGTGATTTGCCAGAAAATACACCTGATCCGCAAAACGTAGTGTTTCCAGACCCACCAAAAACATGATACATTGCGATCAAATAGGAGTTCTTAGATGACTAAACAGGTCCAGAGGCGTCGCGGCACTAATTCTCAGCATTCCAGCTTCACAGGTGCAGAGGGTGAACTGTCCGTCAACACCACAAACAAATCGGTTCATGTGCATGATGGAGCAACTGCTGGCGGTATTGAGTTAGCCCGAGCAGACTTTAGTAATGTGTCAAACCTAGACCTCAACAACCCTGACATTGACGGCGGCACTATCGACGGCGCAGTGATCGGCGGTTCATCTCCTGCATCTATTACAGGCACAACTATTACAGGCACATCTTTTGTTTCGTCGGGAAACATGACATTTGCGCATTCTGCGAAAGCCATATTCGGAACTAGCCCAAACACTCTGAGCATCTACAACGACGCCAGCAACAGCTACATCGATGAAACTGGAACAGGCAACCTTCGCATTCGTGGGAACAATATACAGCTAGAGCAAGGCACTGGTGGTGAGTTATATATGCAAGGAGCGGCTGACGGCGCTGTTAGATTATACTACAATGGGCAACAGAAACTGACGACAAGCAGCACAGGTATCTCTGTAACTGGAAACGTGACCGTAACAGGCACCGTTGATGCGGGGACGGTTGAGTTTGACAACCTTTCTGGTACTGGAGCAGTATCTGTTACTAATATTCTCGACGAAGACAACATGGCCTCTAACAGCGCCACTGCGTTGTCTACACAACAATCAATTAAGGCGTATGTGGATAGTCAGGTTGGAACGGTTGATACGCTTGCCGAAATTCTGGCTAACGGCAACACGACTGGCGGGACGAGCCTTGTTGTTAGCTCTGGAGACGCTTTGGATGTTGATGGATCACTAGATGCAAACGGCACAATTAAGCTCGACGGCAACTATCCTGTGGGTACAGGCAATGTGGCTTTAGGTAATGGCACATTTGAAAGTATTACTTCCGGTGACTTTAATGTAGCTCTTGGAAACTCTGTTCTTAATGATCTTACCAGTGGAAATAGCAATATAGGTATTGGTCAGGCCGCACTTGATGCAAATACGACAGGTGGCTTCAACAATGCAATGGGATCTAATAGTCTAGGCGCAAACACAACAGGCTCCAACAACACAGGCTTGGGGCATAGCTCTTTAGCCGTAAACACCACCGGAAGTAACAACACAGCCTTGGGGTATACCTCTTTAGCCGCAAACACCACCGCAAGTAACAACACTGCTGTGGGGCAGCTGGCTGCACATAGTAA